TAATACGTTCCCTAAACGATAAAAAAAAACCAGCGCTCCAAGCACTACGGATGCGGGCATCTCTTTCATTATCTCGTCTCGCTCGTCTGTTGCCGTGTACGGTTCAATGTCGTAGCGTTCTCCTTTCTCTTTTGTTACGGGGCGGTACAATACGGACATTGCCTTGTGCATTGTTGCCCAATCGGAAATATAACTATCTAAGTCTACGAACTCACCTAAAGAGATTTCATTTAAGGCAGGAATAAATCCGTACTTGGTTCCGTTTAATTCGATAAACTTGGTAAGACCTGGCTTTTCGGATAGGGTCTTGCTCAATGTGTTTAGTACGTTGACGGCATCCACCAGGCGGACGTTCGGCAAGTCGGAGAATGGAACATTGCAGAAGATTTCTAGCATCTTCATTTGCTTGAACTCACCCTCGCCTTCAATACGAGCAAAGCGCTGGTATTGGTCTAGCGTGATTTCGTCAAGCGATGTTGGTACTACTAATTTAAGTTCCATACGTAAATAACTCTTTACGCAAATATAGCGCATAAAAAAGCCACCCGGAGGTGGCCTTGTTTTACATCTGGTATCCTAACTTCCCCCAGAGTTCGTCAGCGTATCGTACTCCCCGCTGGATTGACTTTCGTGCGGTCTCTGGGAAGTTGTAGCTCATTTGAAACTCGAATCCCGTTCCGTGGTTTACTTGAAGTTCCCACTCGTGGTCTTTACCGTTAGAAGCAAGAACTCCGTTAGGGTTGCGCACGATGCGGTAGGCGAAAGATGCGTTTGAAGATTCGAGGGCGATGGTTGAGTTTTTCATTTGTTTTGTTTTAGGTGTTGTTTGATGTGGTAAACATACAACGATTTTTAATACGTGCAACATTTACACAAAAAAAATTTTCACCTAATAGAATAACGCCCGTAATTCGGCTTGGACAATTTGTTATACACGGCATAACGGCTGGCATCCAATGCGTGGTTCATAACGTCAATGGGCTTATTAAGCAGGTTGCCGTTCTTATCCTCCGTCCATTTATAGTTTTGCAATTCTTTAATTAGATTGTTGCTTCGGGATGTTGCAAATATCTTGTGGCGCTTCAGGATGTCAATACCTGCGTTAATCGAATCTTGGCCTTTGGCCGTGGGTTTAATGTTCCAACCAAAGCGGTGCAGCTCTTCAATGGATTTAGGTTCGGCACTATCCGCAAAGATTTCATCCCTTCTATCCAACCCAAGGGATTGCAGGTGGTTGTGGAGGTCACGGTTGGTCATACCGGTACGGTACAACAACTCGTCCAAGTATAGGTTATCCCCGTGCTGGTAGACTGCCACAAGGGCGCTGGGGTCGTTCGTGTAACCGAAATCGAGGCCATATGAAATTAGTTTTGCTTCTTGGGGTATTTCGGACGTTCCGAATTGAAAGATAGTAGCACGTGACATACCACGTTCACCAAGGCCGTAGATACGCCAATAGTCCTCATCGGTTTCTTTTAGGCGTTCGATTTCATTCTTAATCTGCTCATCAAGGAACGGGTTATCCCGGTAGGTAGTTTGGTAAAAGTCGCAATCCTCACGAGGGATTACCCTATCGTAAATCCAATGGAAAGATTCGGAAGGATTGTAGTCAAGAATAATACGCCCATCGGTACGAAAGATAAGCTGCTGCCAATCTTCGTAAAACAATTCGTTTGCCTCGTTAATGTAAAGCAGGTTCCGTTTACGTCCCCGAATCTTCTGCGGTTGGTCAAGGGAAATAAACTCAACAAGGTTACCGTTCAAGTGGTACTCGTGACTGGACTTGTTATGGTAGTCCTCCCGGTACAGGTCGTGGGCACGTAAGATATCGAAGAAGTCCCGCATAACCGATGCTCGAAGGGAAGGGAATGACTTACGGCAAATGGTTATGGTCTTGGCTGTATTGCGTTCGGTGTAATAGAAAATAAGCCAGAGCAGGATATTGTAAGTTTTCCCACTCCGTGTACCGCCTTGCTCAACGATAATACGCTTATCGCTTTTGATTAGGTGGTTAAATACCTTATTGGTCTGTATCGTTGCCAAGAACTTCTATTTGGAACATCTTGCCTGTAGATACGTCCAACTCCTGCCGTTCTACATAACCCCGTTTCTTTCCTTTGGTTTTAAGAAAGAAAATAGTAGCGGTTGAATTGCCATCTTTAATTTGTTTGTGCAACTGGCTTTCCGCAAAGTCAAGGGCAACGTCTGATAATGAATCGACTGCTGCTTTGTATTCAGGGTCGCTATCCATCCAAAGGTAATGCGTAGTTCTCCCAATGCCTACCGTCTTGCAAGCCGAGGTTACAACTCCGAGGGATTTTTCCAATGCATCGAGCATTGCCTTTTTATGTTGTTCAGTCCTGTCCATAAGGTTTGCCGTTTATTTTAATTTCAAGCGATGGGTCGAGCTTGTGCATTCGGTCTAAAATCACTTGGCAATACTTCGGGTCAAGTTCCATACCGTAGCATTTGCGGTTGAGTTGGTGTGCTGCTACCATTGTAGAGCCGCTTCCTAAAAATAGGTCAAGTATATTATTTCCCGCCTTAAATTCATTAAATGCCCACGAGGCTAATGCAACAGGTTTTTGAGTGGGATGAACTCTCTTTTCTTTATTTTTCATATCCTCCTGTATCATACCCATCCACTTCCACTTAAATTTCTTTACTGACTTACTATAACTTGTCCAAGCTAATTCACAATCAGCAAAGTCAGTATCTCCATTGTCCTTGTCCCAAACAATCCAACAAGAGGATGGCGGTAATTTATCGGCATAGTAATTAGCACCCCATAAAATAACATTATCACAAATGGCTAAACTCAAATTAATGGCATCGTATGGTATTTGCTTATCCCAATCATTTACTCCATAATCTATTTTTTTTGCGATGCCACCGCCCTTGCCTTGACTTTGATTACCTACATTAATACCATAAGGCGGGTCAGTAAATACCATATCCGCCTTCTCCCCATTCATTAACCTTGCGACTGCATCGCTATCGGTAGAGTCCCCACATAACAAACGGTGGTTGCCTATTTCGATAAGGTCTCCGATTACTATATCTGTTTTTATTTCGGATGGTGCTTCGTAGTCATCTTCCTCCGCTTCCAGAACGGGAGTATTGTCAAAGGGCAAGTCTAATCCCCATTCCTGCAATAACTGCTCATCCCATTCATTCGCCAACAAGTCCCAGTCCCATTCACCGAACCCAACATTGTCTTTGATTATGAACTCCGCCTGTTGCTCCTCCGTTAAGCTATCTGCGATAACAATCGGTACCTCTTTAAGTCCCGCTGCCTTGCACGCCTTTAAGCGCATATTGCCGCCCAGCACTACCATATTTGCGTCTACAACAATAGGACGCAGCTCAAGCATCTGAGGGAACTCCTGAATGGACTTTACAAGCTTCTTAAACTTATCGTCTTTAATAATCCGTGGGTTGCTCGGATTTGGCAATACGGTTTCAATGTTTACTTTTTTCATTTCAGCTGTTGCATTTTTTGCAACCGTTCAAAACGGATGTCGTTGAAGTCGTGAATGTTGAAGTTGGTGGTCATCTCTTCGTGAAGGGTCAGGGCGATGTCACCGGCTTTGTTTGGGTTCTCGTGTAGGTATTTAATTGCCTTATTCCAATCCCCGTTATGCTTTACTGCAATACAGTTCTTTTGTGTTAGGTGTTTTGCGTATGGTGCTACATCACTTACAATTAACGCACAACCGGCGAACCCTGCTTCTACCATCTTCAAATTAGATTTGCATCGGTTAAACTCACTTGGGAGAAGTGGGGCCAGGGCAACGTCAAACGCTTGGTATAGTTTTCCGTATTCGTTGGGTGATTGTGTTTGTAATGCGAATCTTGCTTTTGCAGCTTGTGGGTATCCACCAATGTCCGCAACATAGGATTCGTAAGGTGAAAGGTCAATCTTGTTTTGTACAAGGTCTGGAAGGTGTGATATGCCGGCCACATAACCAAAGCGTACCTCGTCTGCTTCTTGGCGGGTAATCTGCCATTGCGGGTCTGAGGGGTCTAGTCCGTTTGGAATGATATGTACGTTACGGTTTACCTTCTTGATTTTATCGGCTAAATACTTTTGGGTAGTCCATACCTCATCTGCAAAGTACATTGAGTTTACTATCCTCCCTGATAAGTTTGCTTTATCGTATGTTGCTTTTGAAGGGTGGTCTAATGCCAGGTGCCACCAATCGTCATTGTCGATGATTACTTTTTTGCCTGTTGCTTTACAAATCGCAAAGAAGTTGGCAAAGGATTCCCCGGTGAACGGAAGCGCACGAGAAAAGATAACGTGCGTGACTCCTTCCCAATCGGCTTCGGGGATGGGTTGCTTGTAGTTGATTATCTGAAAGTCCAAAAGCCCTTTCTCCTTTAACAGAGTGAAGGGCTTATAGATGCGGTGGTACACTACCCCGGAGTCCGGGTCGCCTATGCAGAGTATCTTCATTTTTGAAATATAAAAGCATCATCAATTACGGTGAACCCGTTTAGCATCTCGTTTACGGCTTGGATAACACCTGGCCAGTTCTCGTGGTAATCGTCTCCTGCTAAATATCCACCCTTCTTAACCTTTGGCAGCCATAGGGCAATATCTTCCTTTACTGATTCGTAAGAGTGGTTAAGGTCTATAAACACCACGTCTAATGATTCGTCTTTGAATTTGCGTGATGCTGCTTTGGATGTTGCTTTAATCGCTTTGTATTTGCGGCTACCCATATTCTCAACGAATAGCTCGTAGATATCTGCGGTCTTGGCAAGGTTATAATAAGAGTCAATGTATTCTTGTGTTCCCTTAAAAGAATCTATAATGATTATTTGTTGGCCTGTTGCTTTGTCGCACAGATACGAGGAGGACTTGCCAAGCCAAGCGCCAAGCTCAACGAATGTGCCACCGGTTGGAACCTTGCTCAACAAAAAGTCATAGGCACCGTGGTGGTTAAACCAGCCATCTATCTCGTGGGTTTGTTTCATCGTAGGTAGTTGTAGTAACAAAGATAGGCATCGAGTGTCTTGGTATTCCATTTTGCCATCTGCTGAGCGAATAGCCCATCTGCCTCGTATTCGTTGCCGAATCTAACTTCCCCGATTGCATCGCACCGAACCATAAACGATGCCGTGTCTACCGTACCCACTCGTGGCTCTTTTGTTGGGTGGAGTCTTGGTTGGCCGTTCTTGAATACCTGTCCCCAAGTGATGAACGGATATGATTCGTTTTTAACGCCTTCGTACCAATCAGGGTGAATTATATTGTCATCATCAAGAAAGTAGATGTAATCGCCTCTCTTGGCCTTTAGCGCAAGGATAAACTCCATTCCTACATTCCTTAGCGGGTGTCCCCAACTACCGGAGACGTTAGGACGCAAGTAAGTAATTCCATTTGGGAAATGTCCTGTTGCTTTCTCGTCAACGACTACCGTCCACGTGCAATCCTCCGGTATCGTTTGTTTGATTGTTGAAAGGTTCTCCGGTCGGGAACACGGTGTAATGATGTGAATCATTTGTTCAGCTTTTTTAGGTGTACGGCTTTCAGGAAATCTTTTGATAACTCAACACCAAAGTCGGCTTCGTGGTGACATTCCCGGCATAGCGCCATTAAGTTCTCTGGCGTGTCCATAAGTTTACTGCCTCCCATACCACGAGGTTCAATATGATGGATGTCTACGGCTCGCCTGTTGCAGACTTCACAAGGGATAAATTCTAAAGCAGACAATCCCATTGCCTTCAGGTAAACCTTAGTGTGATTCTTCATAATGCTCTCCGGTGTTTCCGTTCTGCCCAATGATATTCATTCGCTTATTGAGTTCCTCTTCTTCGTCCTGCCAGCAAGGTTGGTTATCGGACTTCTTGTTAACGAACCTTACCCACATCTTTGCAGCAACTGCTCTGCGTTGTGGCTTGAATGGATAGATGGACTTTAAGCGAGCCATTGCTATCCGCATAAATTGGTCTTTCATTTTAGAACTTTTCGTTTTTAAATCTTGCGTAGTAGTATTCTTCTGCAATTCCAGAACTTGGGTTTTCATCATTGCAATACATACCCGCTTCAAACACTTCAATCATTACCTGTTTCTCCTTTTCCATCATTTGTTTACGAATAGTAAACCACGTCAACTTATCCTTTGGCGTATCCCAAAGCAACTGAAACAACTCTTCAACTGGCGTCATTCTTGAAATAATTTCTAATTGTTGTTTGAATCTCGTCTAATCTTTGCTCCGCTGATAGGCCGCTATTCTCCGAATCAATTATTTGACCGATTTCGTCCAGCAGGTGATAAAGAGCAATTAGTTCTTTGATGTGTGTTTTCATATCTTGCTTCTAAGGTTTAAACTGATTCTCTGGATACAAAACATCATTCGATTGTCAAATTATTGGCACTAAGTAGCCGATACAAATCTTTCCGTATCGTTTCGTAGCATTTGTACTCCACGTCTGGAAGTTCTCCGTATTTTAAGTTAGAGCGCAACTTTTGGTCTAACTGCCAAAGGACGTGCTTGTACATCCCTCCGTTGACGGCATCGCTGAACTCTTGCTCGTCATCGGGCAGGTTAAATTCAAGAATTGATTTCATATCCGAGTAGGTAATTCTGGCCAGTAGTAATCGCACTTGTCGTTCCGAAATGGAACCTCAACAAACATTGATTGATAGGTTCCCATTGGTGCAGTGAAGCGGTAGCATTGGAGTTTGAACTTGCATCCCTCTCCTGTGCATTTGGTGATGTCAGCCATTGTTGTTAAAGATTTCGTTGTAGTATCGCTCTGACGCTTCTTTAAGAATATCTCCACGTTTTGGACTTGCTTCAATATAAGTATTAAGAATCTGATGCTTCTCCATTTCTTTGGCTGGGTAGAAAAGGTTGTGCTTCATTATCATAAACTCAATTTTTGAAATTTTTTTATCATCATATTTTTCAAATAAAGCATTGATTTCACTTTCATACCACTCTATCGCTGTCTGTTTCATTAATCTTTGGCCTTAAAGTTTACGTCAATTTCAATTTCAACTCCCAACGCCTCCAGAAGTTTTTTGATTTTTTTTCCTACGGCATACTCCTCAACCCCTATTGTTTTATCAAGTGGTGAACTGCTGTACATCAATCCGTATTCCTTATCTGTGAAACCGCTTTTATCTGCGGCTCCCATTACTTGTGTCCATTTTACTTTCATTTCTCGTTCTTGTATTCATTGTCAAAAGCATCTGAAATCTGACGAATGGTCAGGTCCCCGTACTTGTAGGCAAAGTCAACCATTCGGTCTTTTTCCTCTTGCTCGAAGGTCATAACCTCTTTTGCTGCCATCATCAACGCCTCGCATTGTGGGGTGTGTTTAGACCATTCTCCAGCTAATTCATCCAGGCGGTCTGCAATTACAAATGTTAGTGTTTTCATTTCTCGTTGGTGTTAGTCATTAAAAAAGTTTGAAATCAATACCGTTAACCATATTGGCGAACTGCAAAACAATCCCAAAGCAATACTGTCAGCCAAAGGTTTGGTAAGATATGAGTAGGCAAAAAATGATAACGCAATACCAATAGCAATCGGTAACCCTGCGTGATTCTTCAATCGTGAAAAGTAGTTTTTCATTTCTCGTTTGTGTTAAGGGTTATGCATTCTTTAATCCATTTCACCCCCTTAATAAATCCGTGATATCTTGAAGATGCTTGTTCAGCTCGCAACTCATCCATAGATTCTTCATAACCTTCATAACGCTTTGCTTCTAAAA